ACAGGTGATTATAGACTACCTAATAGTGCTAATATATTGCATGAGCGTTTAGGTTTAAGAAAAGATGCTGGTTCAGTAGATATAATTCAAGGATGTACTGGTTTACCTTATGCTTTAAGTATGGCTAAAGGATTGATTAGTGCTAACATATCATCTAATGTTCTTATATTATTGGCGGATGCTTATTCCAAAATAATTCATCCTAAAGATAAAGTACTAAGGACTATATTTGGAGACGCAGGATCAGGATTAATAGTAAGTAAATCAAATGAACAACGAATATTTGATTTTGTATTTGGTACTGATGGTTCTGGTAAAGATAATTTAATAGTTAAAAATGGAGGAGCAAAACACCCCTTTGATTCCTCTAGTAAAGATATAGTGTATGGTTCAGGAAATATCTATAGTGATAACCACTTGTATATGAATGGTCCTGGTGTATTTAAGTTTACAGATTCTACTGTTCCTAATTTAATTCAAAATACATTAGATAAAAATGAAGTAACTAAAGAAGATATAGATTTATTTTTAATGCATCAAGCAAATAAAAATATGTTAGAACATTTAAGGCAAAAATCCGATATACCCTCAAATAAGTTTTATTGTGATATATCTGATATTGGTAATACTGTATCTAGTTCACTTGTTATAGCGTTAAAGCGTTGTTTAGATGGGGGGGTAATTAGTCAAGGTAATAAAGTACTGTTAGCTGGGTTTGGAGTAGGTTTATCTTGGTCTGGCACTATAATAAAAATATAATGGAAAAAATAACATTTTGTATACCAAGTAAATCAAATTTACGCTACTTAAAAACTTGTATTCCCTCTATTAGAAATAACGCTTATAGAAAGGATCATGACATTATTATTTTTGTTGATTCTGATGATGATGGTACAGTTGAGTGGTTAGAACAAGTTAAAGAACAATATAATTTAATTTATTATGTTAACCCTGATTTAGGTAGAAGATTATTTGGGATTGGTAAAGCATATGATTATTGTATAGAGCATTCAACAACGGATATATTCATGATTTTTCATGCTGATATGATGTTGGGTATTAACGCTGATTTAAACGCATTTAAACACTTAAAAAATAATACAGTTGTATGTTCAACACGAGTTGAACCACCAATTCATCCTAACGCAGGTGAGAAAATACTACAACATTTTGGGATGTGGCCTGAAGAATTTAAATCAAAAGAATTTAATGAATTTGTAGAATTACAACTTAATAATGATAAGGTGACTGAAGGTATATTTGCACCTTGGATGATGTATAAAGATGAATTCCTAAAAATAGGTGGGCATGATTCTAGATTACACTCAGCTAGAGAAGACTCAGATGTATTTAATCGTTTATTATTAGGTGGATTTGAGTTTATTCAACCATGGAACAGTTTAGTTTACCATTTAACAGGTAGAGGAGGACAATTCCAACATGGTAAAGTAACCCAGGATGAAACACAAAAAAGTGATGAATGGAGACGATTAATGAATAACTCAACAAGAGAATTTATTAGAAAATGGAAATCCACAGTTAAACATACTCCTTTAATGAAACCAATAGTATCCCCAATTTATAATATTGGTATTCAAATAGTGAATAGTAATGAAAATTTATTAGAAGCGCTGGAGCCTTGGGGACATAATATTTATATTGACTTAGATTATGGTAATTATATAGATAAAGAACAAGCTAATACCGAAGACAATTTAGTATTGAAAATTTCTCCTATTGATGAAAAACCAAAAAATGATATAGTTATAAGAATAGATGGTAAAACATTTACTCAACAAGATTATTTATATTTACAAGAAATAGGTAACATTGTTTCTAAAAGTGGTGAAATAGGAAAATTTAAAGTTGGGAATTTATTTGTAGAAATCAATAAGATTGAGGAAATACAATCAAATCTTATTCAATGTTAATAAATTATGAAATTGAAAATGATAGAATGCCCCAAATGTGGGGCTGATATGCCAGAATTGAGGTTAACTCAATATGGTTATAATTTTTGTGTGGATTGTTCTACAGTAGGTGCTAAAAAAGGAGTATCTGTTGTAAGAGGTACAGGAGATCACACTTGGAATGAGATAGAAATAGTAGAAGAAAAAGATTACATTGCGGAAACTGATTGGAGGGATGAACTTGATGATGATGAGCATGTAGTTGAATTAGGAATTGAATAGTTATGCCCAAACCAAAACCACTAAGTAAAGAACAGATTGTAGCGGCTCAAGGAAAAACGAAATCCAATATGGGTGCTGCCAGATATTTACACGTTTCTTATACTCACTACAAAAAATACGCTAAAATGTATAAATTGTTTGAGAGTCATAAAAACCAAAGTGGTAAAGGCATACCAAAGTTTTTAAAAAATAGCGGTAAAGAACCTGCTCTTTTGGATATAGTTGAAGGAAGAGTTGATGCTTCTCATTTTACCCCTCAAAAACTTAAGTATCGTTTAATAGAGGAGGGATATTTATTAGAAGAATGTTCAATATGTAGTTTCAAAGAACGTAGGGTACTTGATTATAAAATGCCCCTGCTGTTACATTTTAAAGACAATAATAAATCTAATTACACTAGAGATAATATTGAGTTATTATGTTATAATCACTACTTTTGTATGGTTGGAGATGTGTTTACGGAAAAAGATGAAAAACAAATAGAATCACATCAACAACACAATGGCACTACAGAAGCAGTGAATTGGGAATTAGATGAGTATGACATTCAAAGGTTTAAAGAATTAGGCCTTATGGATGAAAAAGACGAAGATGATGCTCACCAATATATCTCTAGAATATGAAAAAGATAAAACTTTTAAATAAAAAACATCATAGAGTGACTAGAGACTATGATAAACAAAAATCTAAGCATCTAGAGAAACTAACAGATAAGATGCTTAAGAATGATGATAAGGCTCAACAGCTAAAGTCAAAACCCATTAGTGGTGATTTCCTTAAAAACTTTTAATATGAAAATTCGCAAAGTATCTTTTGACACTGAGGAAGAAATGGAAGAAGTTATTACAGCTGATAACTATGAATTTAGTAAATATATAGTTGATCAAGCATTTTACCACCTAACTTCATCAGAATCAGAAATATCAATATTAGAAATTGAAACAGTAGACACTAATACAACTTTTGATATAGTTTTAGAGCCTGAACACATGGTAGAAACTTTAGAATCAAATCTACCAGTGATGGAAAAACATGAAGATTACGAAACGTGTAAGAAGATTGTTGATTCCATTGACTTTTTAAAGTCACTAAGTTAAACCAAAATTTAATATATGAAAAAGACAAGTAAATTAGTTTTACTTACATCTTTTATCTCAATCCTTTCTGCTTTTGCTGCTTCCCCAATGATGGATACATCAAAAGTAATTCTGGCCTCTGAGATAAAAGAAACCCCTACTAAGTTACCATTTGAAGAAAAAATAGTAACTAACTTTCAAAACCTAAATAAGGATTTTTTAAGAGCAATAGCTAGAAAAGAATCATCTAATAATTATACTATTGTTAATAAATGGGGCTACATGGGAAAGTATCAATTTGGAAGAACAACTTTAGATGCATTAGGATACTCCCACATTTCCAACAAAGAATTTTTATCAACTCCTTTAGTACAAGAAGAAGCTATGATGAAACTTTTACAATCTAACAAATACATTCTTAGAAGAGAAATTAGAAAATATAGTGGAACTGCTATAAATGGAGTGTATATTACAGAGTCAGGTTTGTTAGCTGCAGCACATTTAGCAGGCCCAGGCAATGTAAAATTATTTTTAAGAGATAATATTAATGTTAAAGATGGTTTGGGAACAAGTTTAGTTGATTATTTAGATATTTTTAGTAATTATAAAGTTAAAATATAATATTTATTATTAAAAATAGATTATGGCTAAATTAGTTGTAGGTAATTATGTTGGTAAACCTAGAAAAAAAAGACCAGGCGTTCACGCTAAGTCTAAATCATCAAAATTAAAAAATGGTAGAAATTATGTTAAACAGTATAAAGGACAAGGTAGATAGTATGAATATAACCCCCATGAAACTATTTAATAACATGACTGATGAAGATTTTTATTTTCTTCATGAAGAAGGACAGTTGAAGAGTTTTTGTGATGCCTTATCTTTAGACTTACATAGAAAAGACGAACCAGATATAACTTTCACAGCATAAACCTAAAGAAAAACATAGAGTCGCTTGGAAAAGCGGCTCTTTTTTCATATATTTACCCCATATTAATAGTTAAAAATAAAGGTCATGAAATCATTTAATGATTTAAAATTTGAATTACACCCTGTTACTAAAAAGGGTATTAGATCAACAATCGAACTTAAACCCAATGTATTCATCTCAGTTGTAGCAGGTGAAGGTTTCTACAGCACATCTAAAAAAGGTGTTAGAGCAGAGTGTTTAAAAGTTGAAGATGCTTCTACATTTGAAGTTGGTATTATAGATGAAAACCTACCTAAAGACGAACAAGAATGGGATGTTATTGGATGGCAAACGAGAGATGATATTAACAAATTAATGATTGATAATAGTTAAAAATAAATTTATGTCAAATTTACTTAATCAAGAAGTATTAGAATATTGGTTTGCAGTTGGTGTAGACAAAGGTTTAACTGAAAGTGAAGCTATAGGTTTTGCTGAAGATATAGTTGAAAATGAAGGTTATCCACCTCAACTAATGTATAGATAGTATGGCACTTTGGGAATTTTCAGCACCTAATAAGCATGGAATGTTAAGAACTAGAATAGTTCATGCTAAAGGTAGTTTAACTACTACCCCTAAATTTGGATCCCCTCAAATTGTAAGGAGATTTAAGTATAAGTATACTCACCCTATTTATCCACCTATGATTTGGAAACATGAGGGTAAAACATATTTAATGCCCAAGTGGAAAGAGGTAATGGAGGGTACTACACTTGATGATATAGAATGGGTTAAACCTAAACCTAAAGTTGCAGTTAAACAAGAACCTATTGTAATTACTTCTGCTAGTTCATCTAGTGATAAAACTTATACCACAACATATTACCCCGATTCAGGTAAGTTCTGGTGTGATTGCCCTGGAATGTGGAGAAGTGGGGGTAATTGTAAGCATGTGAAACAAATGAGAAAAGAAAATAAATAAAGGTTATATGTTAGAACTACAAGAGTTTATAGACAAAATGCGTGCTACAAGTAGTGGTAATGAAAAAGTTCAAATAATAAAGGATGCTGACCCCTTTATCCATAAAATATTAGAATACACTTACAATCCATTCAAACAATATTATGTTACAGGTAAAACTTGTATTAAAAATAGCCATTTAAAAGCTAAAAAAGTCAAAAATGTATTTGAGGTATTAAATAAGCTAAATCAAAGAGTTGTAACAGGTCATGATGCAATAGCATTAGTAAATGGTTGTGGTAATGAATTAATTTATAAGATTATTGATAAAGATTTAGGCATTAGAGCTGGTGATTCAATAATCAATAAAGCAATACCAGGATTAATACCTACATTTAAAGTTGCATTAGCTAAAGAATATGATGGTAAGTGTGATTGGAATGATAGTTGGTATGCTTCAAGAAAATTAGATGGTGTTAGATGTTTAGCAGTAGTTAATTATGAAGGTGAATGTACACTTTATTCTAGAATGGGTAAAGAATTAACTACACTAAATAAAGTTAAAGAAGCTATTGAAGCAACAGGTATTATTAATACTGTATTTGATGGTGAAATTTGTTTAATTGATGAGAATGGAAATGAAGATTTTCAAGGTGTAATGAAACAATTAAGACGTAAAGATCATCAAATTGAAAATCCTGCTTATATGATTTTTGATATGCTTCACAAACCTAATTTTGATAATCAAAAAGGTGGTCCTATATTAAGTGAAAGGTTAGGAGCGCTAAGAGGATTTTTAACAGGTAGACACATTACAACTAATATTTTACGTTATACAGAACAATTCCAAATAACAGGTGATGACCATTTATCAACTTGGAGTAAAATGTCAGCGGATAAAAATTGGGAAGGATTTATG